CTGCCGGTCCCCAGATAACGGGCAGCGGTTTCCACCTGAGATGTGTCTGCGATTTTTGTCTCCGAAAACCAGAACTCAAACTGTACCGTCGGGTCATACACCGCAAGACGCGGGACCGCCGTTATCTGAAAATACCCCGGCGTCAGTTCAATGGTGGCGGGTTTTGCTGGCGCGTTAATCCGGAAGGTGGTGGTGGCCGGTTCGCCCTGCTGGCCATAACTGTTAATTGCCCTGACTGTCAGGGTGTATTCCCCGAGCGGCAGGCCACTGAAACGGTGCGCCGTGTCTGCGGTGATGGCGGTGGTCACCAGGCGGCTGTTTTCACCGCTTCCACTGGTCAGGCGCAGACTGAAGCGCACACCCTTCACCACCCGCGGCGTGTCCCATTTCGCCTGTGCCAGATACTGACCGTCAGCCGCGCTCACCTCCACCGTCAGGTGCTGCACTGCCGGTGGAATAACGCTGTTCAGGGTGCCTGACTGCGGCTCAAAGCTGGCCCCGTTATCCACGATGGCTTCTTTTTCCGGTACGTGCTGCACCGCCGTGATGGCAAAGGTGCCGTCCGTGTTTTCCCGGATGGAGACACAGCGGAACAGGCGACGACGCAGTGACGGCAGGGAGAGCCCCCATACACCGTATGTCTCCACACCATCAGGCAGGGTGCTGACCTGTATCCGGTCCGGCGCGGGGTGTGCAGTGATGGCCACGCTCACCGGCTTACCGCTGCCGTTAATCAGGTTCACCGTGGCGGCACCTGTCTCCGGCAGGGTCACCTCACGGTCCAGTGTCAGGGTGCGGCTGGCGGCATCGATGGACAGGATACGTCCGCCGGTCAGGGTCCCGGCATAGTCGTTATCACAGATTTCAATAATGTCACCGGGTGTGTGACGCAGCCCCTGTGACCCGAGCGTGAAATCCACCGTCTGCGTTTCCAGCAGTCCGGTCTTTATCACCCACAGCCCGGCACGGTGGGCCTGACCGCGACTGGTGCAGCCGAACGCATCCATCTTCAGCAGGTTGCGCCCGTAGCGCAGTATGGCTTCCGGGTCTTCCACCAGTTCCGTGGAGGTCTGCCAGCCGTTCTGCGGGTCGGTGTAATTCACCTCCACCGCCGTGTGGCGGTCCTTCAGGGCGCTGAAGCTGTAGCGAAACCCCACGCCGTTATCATCCACCACCACATCGCAGTTGGTGTACGGCCACACCACATCCGACGGGCGGTCCTGAACGAACGTCAGCGTCTGGCCGTTCCATACCGGCATACAGCGCATCGCCGAGCAGAAATCACTGAGAACGTCCCACGCCTTACGCTGTTGTGACAGGTACGCATTAAAGGTCATCCGCGGCTCTGTGCCCCCGAAACCATCCGGGACCGTCTGGTCGCAGTACTGCGCAATGGCATACAGCGCCCATTTGTCCACGTCTGCCGCCCCCAGACGTTTTCCCATGCCGTAGCGCGGGTGAGTCAGCATGTCCCACAGGCACCAGGCCGGGTTGTTGCTGTATGCCGGTTTCAGGCTGCCGTCCCAGATGCCGCTGTACGTGCGTTTTTCCGGGTCATAGTTTGACGGCACCTGGATGATGCGACCGCGGATATGGTAGTTCACCGTCATCTGCTGGCCGCCGAACTGCTCCGCATCCACCTGCAACCCCACAATCGCCGTGTTCGGGTAGCACTGTTTCACATCGATGATTTCGGTGTATGACGACCAGAGCGTCTTATTCTGCAGCTGGTCCGGGGTGTTGTCCGCTGTCTCCCGGACCATCCGGATGTTAAAGGGCCGCTCAGGCAGATTCTCCAGAATCACCGACGCCAGGTACTGTGAGGTGGTCTTGCCGTTAATGGTGACATCCTTTTCCGTCACCCAGTTACCGTTACGCTGCAACTGAATCAGCAGTCGGACAGAAGAGGGATTACGGTCGCCCTTTGAGGTGGTCTCCAACAGTGACTGCACCCCGAAGGTGACCCGCAGGCGGTCAATGTTCGCGGACGTAATGGTGCGCGTCACCGGCTTTACCTTCGTCACTTCCACGCCCAGTGCGGTTTCCGCCCCGGAGGACTCAAAGCCTTCAGGTGGTGTCTGCTCCTGCTCCCCGGCGCGCCAGACCGCTGTCACACCATGTATCACAGGATTGCCGTCCGTGTCCGTCAGCGGGGTTTTGTTCACCAGGATACTCTGCAGCCCCTTCACCGGACCTTCAATCGGCCCTTCACCAATGGCATCAATCACGCTCATCATCTGCGTGGACTTAAGATTGTCCTTTGCCTCTACCGGCGTGTGCGCCTTGCCGCCACCTTTGCCCATTGTCTCACCCTTTACTGTGATAACTGTTACGCACAAAAACAACAGGCATCCCGGAGGATGCCTGTATCATGACTGAATAAAAATTCTGAATATCTTCACATTTTCACAAACTGACTGTGGTACTAATAATTTCTCTGCGTTAATGTTTTTTGTCGTGACATAAGAATAATTCTCTATAGTTAATCTTCGTAACTCTCCCGCAGCTCCGCAACACTGCGGGATTTTTTTATTCTTTTTACCTCTGCCGCCCGATAACCACGACCTTCCCGCCACCGCCTTCATCACGGGTACTGATGTCCTGAGAGATTCGCCGGGAGCCAACCAGCATTTCACCGTAAGGCACCGGCATCGGGTTCCCCTGGGCAATCATGTTATCCAGCGAGGAAAAGTACGTGTTCTGTTTACCGTTATCCGTGCTTTTGTACTCCGGTACTTTAGCCTTCGGGGCAAGCATCTGAGCCACACCACCCAGTATCATGCTGGCCCCCAGTGAAAACAGCATCGTGGTGGCAGAAAAACCACCGGCTGCCAGGGCTGAACCCCATAACGCCATTGATGCCCCGGCAGTGAAGAAAGAGCCCACGATGGCTGCCGCCCCCAGCACAATCTGCAGTCCACCCTTTCCGGCCCCGGCCAGTCGCGGCACAATATGGATGACCGCCCCCTCACCCAGCTGTTCGTGAAGACGGGCGTACACCGCCTCCGGTGCCGTGTCCTCACCGCGAATACGTATCTGGTACCAGCCTTCGTTCATCTGACGGCGAAAGCCCGGCATCTGCATCGACAGGGCGCGAATGGCTTCCGCTGCCGTGTTCACATACAGGCTGAGGCGGCGGCCAAATCGTTGCAAATCCCCGTGAAGGCAGATGCGTGCCAGTGGCGGTGACGCCAGGCTGAATGCGTTCGTCGTTGCCATTTTTCGGAATACCTCTCCCGTTTACTCAGTTGTTCAGGCAGATGGTGAAGCAGCTCACCGTTGCCGCAGTATATGGCGGCATGATTGGCCACCGATGCGCCAAAGCAGCACAGCAGGATATCGCCCGCCTGTGCAGAGGACAGGGGCACCCGGTAAAAGCCGGTGACCGCCATATTGTCCAGGTAAAGGTTCTGACCGTTACGCCACCAGTCATCCTCACGCTCAAAATCCGGCATATCAATTCCCGCCAGATGGTAGGCATCCCGGAACAGCGTGTAACAGTCCGTCACCCCGTGCTCAAAGCGCCGTCCTGTCAGATGTGGCACACAGCGGAATTTGTGAATGTCACCCCGGCAGACCAGCCACCAGGGCAGTGCGCTTTTTATCTGCAGCCGCCGGTCAGCCTCGCTCAGCCAGGGCAGCCCACCGGGATGACTGTGGACCAGTGCCACAATCTCCCCCTGCATCTCTGCCCGCAGCCAGTCTTCCGGTGCGATACGAAAATACGCCTCCGGCTCTGCGGAAATATTCACACAAGGGATATACCGCTCCCCCTCCGGCGTGCTTATCACGAAGCCGCACGACTCCGCAGGCGCACACCGCCGGGCATGTGCCAGAATCGCTGATTCAGTCTGTGTCATAAACCGGGATTTACTGCGAAAGTTTATTAATGGAAAGGAAACCGCCAAAATTAGCCACCATGCCGCGCATCTCACACCCGCGCATGCACTTGCTGCATCTGTCCTTACGGATATCCGTGGTGGGGGTGTCGAACTCATCCGCCACCGCAGGACCGTTATACCCGCATTCATCTCCCCGGTAATCCCACATACAGGTGTTCGCCAGCATGATGCGACCAGGAAACAGCGCTCCGTCCGTCTCCGTCGGTGTTGCCAGCACAAACAAGGCTGTCATGGCCGTCAGCTCTGACATCTGCTCCACCACCCAGCGGTCGCTCAGCTCCTGCTCCGGGTCCGCTTCCGGATTGCCCGCCACAAAATTCACCGCATCCAGAAAACGGGCATACACCCGGCGGCGGACCACCGTGGCCCCCACCAGGCTCTGCAGGTCCTCCGCCATTCCGGTGACCAGACCGAACAGATTC